AAATACTTCGTCTAGGATAAGGAGGTTAGTATTAGCAGAATTCTTGAACCTGGCAACCTCTCTCCAAGCAAAGAGAAGTGCCAGGTCAATTCTCATTTTCTCCCCCTCAGAAAACGAGGAATAAGTGAACTTGTCGTGTACGGGACTTTGAATGGTCTCTCCAAATTCTTCATCCAAATGAAAGTTGATATAAAAATCCATCATCTGGAGGTATCTGTTTACCTGCTTATTAATAAGAGGAAGATACTTTTTGATTATCTTCGACTTAACTCCACCATCCTTAAGAAGTGAGTAAGCGAAATCGTTGTACTTGACTTCCTCGTTCCTTTCAGCAAGTTTTCCAAATACTACTTGGAGATCATTCTTGAACCCGTCTAACTTCTCATGTTCAGAATTTCTGTCTTGTAGCTGACTGGTAAGAGTTTGAACTTCATGTTGTAAATCTCTGACCTGTCGCTGAAACCCAGCGATTCTAACATTGTTTTGAGAAATGCCATGCGTTAGTTCGGTAATCTCCTTAGTAAGGGTTTTGAAGTGACGCTCTCTATCTTCCTCTAACCTTATCGACTCCTCCAGTTTCAAGAAACCTTCTTGGAGTTCCTTTGCTTTATCTTGAGCGTCACTAATTTTATTTAGTCTAAAGTCTTCCTCAATTGACTGTGTACAAGTAGGGCATACCGTATTTTGAGAGAAAAATTTATGTTCCTTAGTAATAGTTGTTACTCTTTGTGAGATTTTGCCTTTTAGGCTACCAAGTTTACGCAGTTGTTCTGTTGCCGATTCATAACTTTGCAGTTCTTTTTCTTTCTCAGAGATCTTTTCAGAGATACTATTATTCTCTTTATCAGTTTCTAAAGCACTAGCAATTAACTTTTCAATCTTATTTTCGTTCTCGTCAATCTTATCTTTGTGGCGGTTCTCCAGGTCCTCAATGAACCCCTCTTGCATAGAGATCTTATCTTTGATGGTGTTTTTCTTTAGAGTAAGATTCTTAATTACTTCTCTAGACTGTCTGATTTCCTCCTTCAAGAGGTTATTCATGGCAGAGAAGATACGAATATCCAGCAGGTCTTCAATAACCTCTCTACGGTGTGCCTGAGTCAGTTGCATGAACGGCACAAAGTTGCTACTACCCAGAATTACAATCTGAGTAAAAGACTTGTAGTTCAGTTTGAGGATCTGCTCCTCTACAATCTTTTGGTTGGCACGATCATCTGCCTCTTTGTTTTTCATCTCACCATCTACAATGATGTCAAACACATTGGGTTTGATACCACGACGGATCAAATAGTTACGAGGTCCCACACTAAACTCAACCTCAACCAGACAACCCTTTTCGTTAGAGCTGTTGACTAGTTGGGGTTTGTTAATTTTGCGATATGGTTTGTTGAACAAAGCAAAGCAAAGTGCATCCAACATTGTGGACTTACCAGCACCGTTAGTTCCAATCACCAAAGTTGTGGGAGACTTGTTGAGACTAATCTCAGTCCATTGGTCACCAGTTGACAGAAAGTTTTTCCATCTAATCTTCTGAAATGTTATCATCTAATGCAGGAGGAATTACGATGTCGTTGGGAGTAATCACAGAATAATTATAATTATACATCTCACACGCCTTTATTGCAATGTCTCTGTCAATTTCAATTGTAGACATTGCAACTCCGTGGTCTTCTTCTAGTAGCTGAGCATATCTAATCGCATCATCTTCTTCCTCAAACATGAAGAGGACTTTACTGCCATACTTATCTTTTACAGCATACGCACCCTCTTCCTTTTTATCCTTCTCCGTCAACAAAAACATCACTCTACTTCACACGCTTTCGTATACAACGAACCAAACAATGTCTTGATTTTAGATTTATCAATCTCAGTTTCTGATTCTTCAATATATCTATTCAAGATAGACATAGTGTTTTCTTCTTCACTAATCTCAAGATCTTCTCCAACCAACCATCCTTGGTTATAGTCAAAGTTCTCAATGACTTTCAGTTCCTCTACACCAACAGTATAAAGTTTGTCAATGAATTTTTCAAAATCTTTGGGGTTTGACTTCTTACGAACAATGATCTTTACAATCTTACCAGCATATTCTGTAGCATTGAACATCTGATGAGGGGTATCCTCATAATAGATGTTATGGAACATATGATTGGGATTATCAACAGAAGTCAGATCATATGTCTCTGTATCAAAAATGTGAAATCCTCTAGGATCATTTACATCATTCCAATACAATTCATAAGGATTGCCAAGATAAAAGATTTGACCGTCGTTACTACGGGTATGATAATGACCAGTAAACACACGGTCAAACTTTCTTAAATACTCTGCCTCATAACCACGATCTTGAGTGAATCCGCGATAGGCAGCAAACCCATTCAATTCAAGGTGACCAACAGCAACCTTTGCCTTACTCTTCTTGATCATCTTCATGGTCTGCTCTTCATTCTCTTTGTTAATCCAAGAGATGAAAGCAAACTTTGTTCCACCAATCACATGCTCAGCATAGTCAGTGATAGGGATGATATTATCATACTCTCGTAAGAGTAGATCAATTGTATTGATTGAGTTGTTATTTTTGTAATAGGCAGTGTGATTACCCACCACAGTATAGACAGTGACTCCCATATCACGGAGACGATCGTAGTAATTCTCTTTAGCCCATTTGAGAGACCAGAGATCAATGCTTCTACGATTGTCGAAAGTGTCACCCATATCGATAACACTTGTGATACCCTCAGCAAGAAGCGTAGGAAAAAAAGTCCCATCGTAAAACTTTTTAAAATAATCATGGAAGAGCTTACTGCCCTTCCTGGCACCGAAATGTTGATCAGTGATTATCGCGATTTTCATTCTTTTGTTCTAGTTCACGAAGTCTCTTGCGCCAGTAACCCCTGTCGGAGTCATCACGGCATGGATTAGTTTGTTCTACTTGTTTACTGAGGCGTTCTTGATCAGTCATCGAGATGTCCTGTACTGGATGTTGTCCTTGATCGTGTTGTAGTCACTTGCTTGACCGTTTGCACCGTCTTCGACTACCATCACTTGATCATAACCAGTTCTTTCAATGATCTTGGTTTTGATTTCAAGTTGCTTCTTCTCTTTTTGGATCCGACGCAGGAAAGCATAATAAATGATCTGAGTAAAATATGCAAACGGGTTGTTAGATTTCTCAGGATCAAAGTTATGTATATACTGAACGCAGTTCTCAATTCCATCACCGATCATATCTTCTCGGAACATGTAGTTCACGAAGTTTGGTTTGTATGACAAGTGAGTTGCAATCTTAAGAAAACAATCGCCAAGATAGTTGCTGATTGGAGGAGGGTCAGTTCCATTTTCCTTAGCTCTAGCAACATTTGCGCGGTATTGAACCATCGCATCGAGCAACTCTTTGTTGTTTACATAATGCTCAGACCTTTTTTTAGGCATATATCTTTAAGTTCCTGTAAACATTATAGCACAGCTTGACAACATGGCAAACTATGAGTAGAATAACTTTGTCGAAGTTCAGAAGCAATATAGCTAGCTTTATTCTTTATACATGAGTAGCAATCCCTGCTTTGGGATCTACTTCTAATTGGAAGAGTTCTTCAAGTTTTTTCTTAGCAGTGTTTACTGTACCAAGATATCCCATCTTTTCAGATGGTTTGACTTTACCATTACTACTATTAGATCTAAATCCGTTTGCCCGATCTTCTGCAGCATCCAACAAGTAATTGGTATAGTATTCAACCATCTCATGATCATGCTCAACTTCAGTCATTGTAATAATCTTACTTTTGTCAATGAAGTAGAACTGATCTTTAGGAACTTGCATCCAAGGTTCAATTCTTAAATAAGATCCTCTAGGTCCATGGATCGATTCGATACAAACTGGATCCTGAATAATCAGAGTATCTTCTTCAGAAGAAGTGATTGCAAATATTTCCTCACCCGATACTAGTTTAATGCTTGCGTAGAAGTCATCGTTCATGTTTTTTCCTCAGGTTGATAGTTACCATATCATAATTAAATTTCTCTTCGTTGTAGATTTTAATTCGTTCGATGAGATGATTTAAAGTGTAATTTCGTTTGGAGCGGAAAGTACAATCATCTGCAATGTCATATAATGTTGCACTAAACTTGTTCGTACCTTTCCGAAGTACCCTGCCAATCGATTGGAGGTTGCGAATTCTTGATTTAGATGGTGAAGCGAAAATTACATTATGTAAGTTTTTGATGTTGATACCCGTAGAGAATGTGCCGTAAGAGGCAACGATTATAGAATTTTTTTCATTCTCAATAATAGAACGGGCTAGTTCTCTATCTTCAACATCAACCCCTCCATGAATAAAGAAGACTTTACGATCTTCTCCAATGTTTTTATTTATCAATTCAAAAAGTACCTTCCCATGGTCTTCTACTCTTGAGAATAAAACCAAGGTATTGCCTTTTAAATCTATGGAAAGATTTTTGATGAAGTTGTTTCTTTGCTCATGCTTGATCAAGTAATCAATCTCTTCTTGATAAGAATCAAATACCCTTTCATCATGCTTGAGAAGCAATATCTTAGCATTTAACTTTGCCAAATATCCCTTACTCATCAATTCTTCTGTCCGAATCAATTTGTAAGATGGTCCAAACAGTCCTTCTAATACCCACTTATGTGTTTGCGTGCCGTCTAGCGTGCCCGTAAAACCAAAGCGATATTTTGCTTGGTGTAATTTTGTCATGATCTGAGTAAGAGATTTTGCCTTAAACAGGTGTGCCTCATCACCAATCACAACATTGAACCTCTCAAAATAACTCTTCTCTAGTTTATAGATAGATTGCCAGGTTGTAATCACTACAGGTGCTTTTGCCTCGCGTTCTCTACCAGCATAAATTTTGTGGCAGTATGAAGAAGCATCCCATCCATATTCCTCAAAGTCCTTATGCATCTGCTCTACCAGAGATGTCGTTGGAACAACTAGGAGGATATTTTGTTTGCGCTCTGTATAGTACCTCACGATTGAGTAAATCATCAAAGATTTGCCAGAGGCTGTTGGGCTTATCACTAACCTTCTATTGTGTCTTAGAGCACCGTATACTCCCTCTATTTGATAATCACGAGGTTGACGATTGCAAATAGATCGCATATAATCTCTAACTCCCTCGCGAGAGATAAATTCATTCTCCTCATAAGGAGTTCCATAAAACTTGTTATCTGCAAACTCATATTCATATCCATGTCTATTGCAAAAGGATACTAGTTTGTCAAGTAGTCCGACATATAATTCTCTAGTGTGTGTAGAGAACAAACGAATTTTTCCATCCCAGTATCTTCTGCGATACTGATTCATATACTTTGCACCTTCGATATCAAAAGAGAAGTGATCTGACAACTCTTGATAAACATGGGGCTCAGACTCTACTTTCAAAAAAACTTCGTTCTTCTTTGAGATAACAAGCTTGCTCATACTCACCCCGCACGGAAGTTATGCCAATCGATTATGTTCTTGATTAGATATCCTCTGTTGCTTACCTGTTTGATAATATCTTCCAGGTATACCAACATGACATCATAGTATTTAATTTTTAATGTTGCTGTTTGGACTTTTTCGTCTGCTGCCATATATCTCTGGACAGCATCCTTCTCCCGAACTTTATATGGAAAGGGATTCTCCACATAAACTTCTGGATCTGCTTTGCCTGTGTAATACAGATGACGCTCTAACTTAACTTTGTTTTCTACTGATGTTGCTCTCTCCCTCAGCAGTTTGATGTTATTGTAGATGTCAAAATATTTTGCGTGTAACGACGGAATCTTTGCTGCTTCGTCGTGTAAGTTGTCTTGATCAATCTGTGAGTCTTTCTCCCACATACTTTGTATAGTTTCAAGATCCATAAATTAAGTCGCAACTTCAATCGTATAGAACAGATACTTAAATGTCACTGTTGCTGTAAAGTATGTATAATCGTTGTCGGTCGCTGTAAATTCAAGGGAACTCAGTGATACTGGATAGAGATCTCTGAACTTTACGCGAGCACTTACATTGAAATTGCTGTTAAGAATAGCAAGAGTTCCATCAGAGTATTGCTCTTTCTGGTCCTTACTACCATCTGGTTTTGTAATTAGATCCTGAAACTCAGAAACACTTTCTGGATACCCAAGACCATAGATCCAGTTATGAATTTCTAAGTAGTTCTCTAAGTTTTCATCTACGATAAACTGAAGAGTCAGATCTTCAAATCTGATGTTATCTCCAGGAATATCAATTGATTTGAGATAGTTACCAACCTGTACATTCCCTAATTCGATACCAGGAATTTTCGCACTGTTGGAGAAAAAGTCTACCTTAGGTGTCTTTACTATATTGAATTTAAATCCAACAGGAGACAAGTAATTCTTGTTCTCAATCTGCTTTCCAAGAAAAGACATTTTTATTTGTATTTATCACAAAAAAAGAGACCCTTGCGGGTCTCCATCTATACTTCCTTCACACGGAACTTATATTATATCACATTAGTATCCTCCTGCATACGCGCTTGCATTCGGATTGATTAAGGGAATCGCATTCAATTAGACACTCATAGTAGTCATTTAATCTTTGCTGCTCCAAAGCAAGGTCATCGATAGTATCCTCAAAATGACGCCACTCGTCTAATTGCGAGCGGGATAATAGATTGTGCATTGTCACTCTCCATTATGGAACAATAATGTAGAAGTTGACTTTTACTTCATTGGAATTTTCTCAATTCTGTATTATATAGTACAGTTTGTGTTAGTTCACTAACAATTGTAAAATTGTAATATACTGGTTACATAAAGACAAAAAAAGAGACCCTTTCGGGTCTCAGTGTTAAGTATGTGAAATATGGATCACATGAGGTTCTTAACAACAGTACGCTGATAGTAGCGGTTGCTGTTGGAGGTGATACGACCCAGACCTTGAGCGGTGCCTTCAGCATAGGGGTTGGAGACAAGACCGTAGCGGGTCTTGAAGCCAATCTTGGGCTGGAAGGTGCCATCGTTGACGGCACGAACCATCTGCAGGGGAACATAGGGGCAGTAGAAGAGACCAGCGTCATAGGGGCTGGTGCCCTTGTAACCGACAACATAGTACTGGTTAGCAGCACTGTTGGCAGAGAAGGGATCGATGTAGACTCTGTACTTACCGTTGATAGTACCAGCGAAGGTATTACCAGTGTCGTCAACTTGCAGGTTGGCGTTCAGGGCAGGGGTGTAATCGAGTACACCAGCCATGGTCAGAGCGGAGGCGACATCAGCAGAAGTCATGATGATGTTGCCCTTCCCTCTACGAGTTCTTTGGGCGATGCGGTTTGCATCTCTCTCGATGTTGAACAGGAGACCCTTGAACTTCTCAACGCTCCAGCGACCGTTGGAGTCAACATCCAGGTCGAAGAAACCAGCGTTAGCAACATTGACCTGCGAACCAGCTTCAGCAGTCTTGTAGATGGTACGGATAACCTCGCGGTTGATCTCAGCAAGGATCTCGCTAGACAGGATGTTAGCGAGTTCTGCTTCAGCGTTCAGACCGTGGATAGCGCGGAGGTCCTGAGCCAGCTCCATGCTGTACTCAGCTTTCAGAGCACGGGACTTAGCGGTAACGGTGACCTTCTCGATCGAGAATGCCATCTCGTTGAAGTCACCATTGCTGCCGTCACCGAGAGCCTCGGAGTCGCCAGTTGCCATGCCTTGACCAACGCTGTACTGAGCTTGAACAGCGTCAGAAGCAGCGCCTTCGAGGATAGCGGGGTTGGTGCCACGCTGGGTGCCAGTAGAACCGAAACCAACAGTGCCGTCATCATCGGTAGCATCGGTGTAATCACCTTGGGTTGCTTGACCGATGTTGGTGCCTGCCTTGTTCGCAGAGAATGCAGAATCGGGCTCGTTGAAGAATGCCTCGGTGCCAGACTGGTTGGTGTAGCGGGAGCGCATTGCGAAGATCAGTCCAGTAGGACCGTTCATCGGTTGAACGCCAGCCAGTTCATAAGCAACCAGATTCGGCATAGAGCGACGAATCAGGGAGATCAGAACGGGATCGAAACCAGCAGTAGGACCAGCATCAGCAGAACCAGCGCCGAAAGCACCAGAAGCACCTACAGCGTTGCCGCTGTTAGTAGGAGCAGCTTCGTTCAGCATACCAGTGCCGCTTTCAAAAGCAGCCTGCTCACGCAGGAAACGCTCTTGGTTCTCAAGAAGAACAGCGGTAGTAGCACGACGGTGGGAATCTTTAATAGCATCAACGCCTTCGGCGTCGAGCAATGGAGCCCACTTCTCCATTAATTGTTGTTGATTGTACATTTTGGGGGGTAGTGTCTAATTTGGGACTAGTTTACTTCATACCAAGGGCTTTCAAATACTGGGTCATCGAAGCAGTTGCCTCAACACCAGTCTCTGAGGTTACGCCCTCAGATAGTGTTTCCACTTTGTTGGAAGAAGGTTTTTGCTCACTGGGGAAATAGGATTCTCTCAGTGTAACCAGCTTCTCACGATAAGAGTCTTCACCCTCAAACTCAACACCTTCAGACAATGCTTGCAGTTTCTCTTTTTGTGTTACAGCAAGACCCTCGGTTACTTCACGGAAAATTCCATCAGCTGTAGATTCGCCAAGGCGCTTGTTAAGAGAAATGTTAGCTTCAATCTGCTCGTTAAGTCTGCCTTCCATTTCATCAAGTTTGGAGACCATGCTCTCCAGAACATCATATTTCTCGTCAGGGATGTGTACATAATGATCTTCAAAAAGACCTTTCATTCCAGTGAGGAACGATTCGGTCATTTCGGTCTTCAGACCGTGCTCAACTTCGATCTTGTTCTCGGAGACCCACTCTTCAGAAACATACTCAAGGTATGCATCGACGCGCTCTACGAGTTCCGACTTAACGGTCTCAAGATCTTCGGTGATTTTTGCTTCGTACTCAGCAGCCATTGCTTCTTGAACTTCAGTTACCTTAGCGGTAACAGCAGCCTCGAAGATTGTGCGTGCTTTGGACTGGAATTCTTCGGAGAGTTCTTCACCACCGAAAAGGGCAGCGAGATCTTCTTCGATGTCAACAGCAGGTGCTTCAGTCTCTTCGACTTCTTGCTCAGCAACAACTTCCTGAGTCTCTTCGACTTCAGGCTCGTCGCCTTGCTTCAGTACCTCGGTGCCGATGGACTGCATAGGTTCTGCACCTTTTGCGCCACGGTTGACAACATCTCTTACTGTTTTGACTTTGGGTTCTGCGAGTTTCGCTGAATCATTGTCGGGCTTGTAGTTCTCGGGGGTAGGACCACCAAGATCTTCTACAGAAGCCAGACCAGTTCCAGGATCGGCAAGCTTAGGCATAGCCTCAGCGCCTTTCGCACCCCTTGTTACAGGATTTTCCATTTCTTGTAATTCCTTAGCGGACATTGGTGAACTCTCCGATTAGATCGTTGATATAATCTATATTTATTTATAAATTAGAGACTTGAAAGGAACTTGTTGAACAGTGCCAACTTGTTCTCCTCAAGAGCTCTTTGGTCTACAAGGGTATTAATTTGCTTGTAAGTTTTTTCCACGAGTCGCTCGCGGACGATACCTCCGTCCATAACCCAATCTTTTCCTTCCATGATACCTTCAACAAAAGCATCAGGTGCGGAAGGATCGGCAACGATATCAGCAGCAGTGGCAAGCATAAAATCAGGAGAGACGATTTTAATGCCGTTTTCATTTACTGCGAGAGTGCCGAGACCACGAGAAGAAACTCCCAACTTAACACCTTCATCGATAAGATTTTGTGCGATCTTACCCATGGGGGTGTTGAGAAGTTTTGCCTTACCGATAAAATTAGTTCCCTCTTCTCTGAGAGAAGTAATCTTATGGGAGACACGATCCAGGTTAAGAGTAGGTCCTTCGGGGTGACCGAGTTCACCGAGAGCTCTGCCTTTGTTGACAAAACTTTCGTTGTAACGAGCTACTTCTTTACGAAGAGTCTCCATAGGATACATCCGACCATTTCGGTTCTTGATGTCACCTTGCAGGAATACACCTTCGATAAACATCGACTTTTTACCGTTGCGTTCTTCAACGATAAGTTCGACCTGTTCGATTTCTTCTGTGATCAGTTTCATTTGATTAGCCTGTAAATCCTACTTTAGCGAGTCTAACGAGTCCGCCAGTACTATGGATGAGATCTGATGCCTTCTTCTCAACCAACTCAGAAGTGCCGTTCAGCATGGTAAAAGATCCAATACCAGCAAAGGCAGAATCTTGTACAATAATTTGAACGGTGCTACCAGAAGCATTTAACACTCTGACAACAGTAGCATTATCAACTGTGGTGCTGTTTCCAGCGCCAGCAGCAACGGTGATTTCATCACCTAAAACGAGGAGTCTAGCCATTATTCTGGGTCCTGAGTTTCTTGGTCAGATGCACCAAAGAGACTTGCAGCAGCATCAGGACGCAATGCGTCTACTTTTGTTGCAGCTCTCTGATAAAGAAGGTCCTTAATCTGGTCACTGATATCCACGGCAGACGAATCCGTCGCAATCATATTAACTAGTTCTTCCATTGATATAAATCAGAGGTATAAACTTATTTATCAGATCTCTCCGCCAGACGGATTTTCTTGCGCTTTTTGCGGATTGGGTGCAGGTGGTAATGCAGCAGGATCTTCTTGACCTTCAATTTGACCTTGCTCAGGTCCACCTGCCATTGCACCCTGTTCCAACTCAAGCATTTGCTGGTTTGGATCTGGGAGGATACCCTTTGCAATTTCTTCTTCAATCTGTTGATCAATTTCAACGATTTCTTGATCTCTCTGACGCAGAACTTGACGGCGAATATACTCAGTCGAATAGTAACGACCAGCATAAGGTTCGATCATCGCAAGCATGTTGAGACGACCTTCCATCAGTTCTTTATCTTTGAGTTCCGCAAAGTGGTTATCATATAAGAAGTCGAACTGAATGTGCTCGGACATTGTTTCCCAATCTTGGGGAGTAACAACATTCTTCAGAAGAAGTTGTGTCTTCAGAAGATCCAAGAACATTGCAGCAAAACGCTTACGCAGACGACCAACAAACTTACTAAATTTGAGTTCGTCGCGTAAGATTTCAGAAGATCTACCTAGGTTGAATCCATCGCCAGAGCCTGCGATTCTGGATTCGGGCACTGCTAGGGATCTGTAGAGTTTTTTCTGGAAGTACTCAATGTCTGCCAGTTCTCCGAGGTTCTGCCCGCCAGGAAGGGTAGTGATTTCTGTACCGCGCCCTCCCTCGCGGCGTGGAAGCCAGAAGTCTTCCAACATACTCATCATCTTTTTGTCATCACGGATCTCGCCACTGTTGGAATCGTATACCAATTTGTTGCGATATCTCATCATGACTTCACGAAGGTATTGCTCTGCTTTTACCTTCGGAAGATTGCCAACATCAATATAGAAAATACGACGCTCAGGTGCGCGAGACAATCTGTAGATAACCAGAGAGTCTTCAATCATACGAAGTTGATTGAGTGACTTAATTGCTTTGTGCAAATAAGACAGACCTGTGCCTTTATTTCTATCGACAAGACCTGAAGTACAATATGTAATTGCATCCTTTGCGATCTTGACACCCTTCATTGCAGTGCCGCCACCAGGGGCAGCAATGTTTGTTGGGTATTGAGGTTTCGGAGTATACATGAAGTATTCTTCGATCTCAGGGAAATAAACTTTCTGTTCTTCCCGAACACTTCCTTGATTAAACAAGTCCTTGCGATCATCTTTCTTCTTCTCTTTACGCACATAGCGCATTTTGAGAGGATCAATGTATCTAAGTTCTTGCAAACCCTCTTGGGGGTTTTGAATATCAATTACTTTGTTATAGTAAAGTCTACCATCAACATACCAATTCCTGAAAATCTCGTGAGACTTTACATCAAAATCTAAAAGATCTTTAATATGTTTAAATTCTTTGCGGATAATATTTTTAATACCATCACTTGCATTGAGGTTTTCCAGATCAATTTCTACTGGAGAGTCATTTTGATCTGAAACGATAGCTTCATTGACAACATCTTCGACGGCATTGTCCACTTCTGGGTGGAGTGCCATCTCCCTATATCTTCTAATGAGTTCATGCTCAGTTTTGTAGATACCTTCAATATCTACAACTTGACTAGAAAAACCGCCCTGAATATAATAATCAGCCCCACCCTCACCAGTGGTGGGGATAGGACTGACTACACCCTTGGGCGTCTTTTCATTATCTTCAATAGAAAATCCGAAGAGTTTCGACATTTTAAATAGGGTGTCTTTGATATCAAAGACTATTTATCAAGCGACATCTCCGCCATTTCCAGCAGCTTCCCACCATTGTACTTGGAGAGTAACAGTAAACTCTTCAGTACCATCTGCTTGATCGTAAGAAAGATCTTGCTGAGAGATGTTTGTGGGGAATACGCTGTAGAACTTGTAGGTTCTCAGAATAGGAAGGTTAGCGTCAGACTCCTGGGAATTAGGAGCAACAGCAGATCTGCCAAGTTGATAAACATAGGCATCTCTGGTGTAATCCTCAGGGTTGGTATTACCAGCACCATCAGATACTTTGACTACAGAGTTCATCCATCTCTCGAAAGAGGAACGGATAGCGAAGTCAGTGTCGTTGATTACGGTGATAGTCCACTCATCGAATGTTCTGTCACCAGCGATCTTCAGGGTGCGACCTCTGAAAGGAACACTGATAGGAGCAATGTTCGATGCAGGAAGTGCAGCTGCCTTGACAAGGAATCTTGCCTTAGCATCAAGATCACTAACAGAGTCATCTACGACTCCATCGGGGAAAGCAAGAACAACCTCAAAGAGATTAGGTCTTGCAATACCGCCAGACAGGCGGGACTTAAACTTGTCAATCGTCCTGTCTGCGGTCTTTGGGGGATTTTGTTGGTTGATAGCCATTAGTTGGGTTCTCCGTTGAGTTTATTATTAAGGCGATCAAACTCGACCAATAACTTCTTCAAAACTGACGCCCGTGCGTGTAGCAACGAAGGTCAGACCGATGAAGTTAATCGACCTAGCAGGTTTGATAAAGATGTCAGCAACGAATTCGTTGTTGTCAATCACCGCAGCGGTGTTGTTTGTCTCGTCGCAAACTACGACGAAATCGGTGATACCTCTCTTCGATTGTACATCGCGGAGGAAAGGTTCAACAATGTTCAGGAAGTTGAGTCTTGTAATCTCATCGTTGAACTCAAAGAGTTGATCTCTTGCAGCAGCAGAAATTGCTTTCTCCAAGTAGATGAACAGACGACGAACATTGATTCTGTCGAAGGCAGATGCCTTACCCAGAGCAGTCTTATCACCGAAGAGTACAATACCAGCACCTGCGGAGAAGATTACGGGGTTGACTCTTGCAGAGTACAACTTATCTCTTTCTGCTTGTGAGGGGTTGTATGCCAGTTTAACTGCGTTGAGGATTGCGCCTCTAGTTGTACCACCTGGCGAGAACCAGGGGAAGTTGTTGATGTCATTTCTAGCACAAACGCCAGCAATGTCACCATTCAAAGGAACATAACGGAATGCTTTACTGAAGCGGTCGTACATGTACTTGTAACCGCTGTCAAGGATTGCATAAGAAGAGGATGTTACCGACGAATAGAAAGCAGTAATTGCTGAGGTAACCGTATCAGAGTTGAGAGTGAGATCCTCACCATCACCTGATGTTGCAAGGAATGCCTGTCTAAACGGCGAGATGCAAGCAACACAATCCTTTCTCAGTTCTGCAACTGCGATAAGTTTGTTTGCGAGTGCTTGTGATTGCTCTCTACCATGAGCAGCAGAACCCATGATCAGGAAGTCCAGTTCGTAAGCATCCTTGTTAGCAAGGAGATCGTAACCACTAGACAGATCACCAACGCTTACTTTCAGAGCATCGGTAGCATCAATAGTAGCTGCGCCACCATAGTTCAGACCACCAGCGAAGGACCACTGATAGTTACCGATAGCAGCGAAGGAAACATCCTCAGCATCTTGATCCCATGCAACATCCGTCTTGGGATCAAAGTCTGCATCCAGATCTACTGTTACTGTACCTGCAGGAGCACCACCACCATAAGCATAGTTACTAGCAACTTCCATCAGTTTACGCCAGTAAGAGGCGGAACCTGCAGAATAGACAGCATCTTTTGCTTTGGAAGCAGAGATATACTTCTCAAGAAGTGTTCCAGCATTGCCAGTAATCTTACCAGCATCGTCAATGAGGGCAACATGGACCTCATCGTTTCTTGCGTTTCTTGCGGCAGCGTAGGAAGATGTTCCAGGTCTATCAGCAAGAGAGTTCCAAGCGATGGTAGAACCATTGCTCAGGGAAATTGTTTGGTTGTCGAACCAGTCAGTTGCGCCACTGTAAGCAACAACACCAGTGTATGCTGCAGCAGCAACATAGCGAGCATCACCAGCAGTGATACCAGCACCAGTCAGAGCAGTGAGGAAAGCAGTTTGTGTGAAACTAGAACCGTAAGAAACAGTGCTTGCTTCCCAACCGTATCTACCAGTTTCAGTACCGATGGTAGACTGAACATGGATGCTGAAGTTGCCACTGTTCTGGAACTCATAAACACCGCCAGGAGTATAATCAACAGCGGTCTCAGTACCAGCAGCACTGACATGAGATACAACCTTTACAGATACTTGACCGTTACCAACTTCGGAGATGACACCCTTCAGGTAACCATCGAGCAGTGAAGTAGAACCAGCACCTGCAACAACTGTACCAGAAGGAACTGCTTGAGTAACGCCAAGACCTACGCTAAGGTCAAGACCAGAAACACCGAGCTCGTAACCAGCAACAGCAGCAAGACCACCATCAGCAGTAGAGGAGAAACCGAGAACTGCAGTGGTATCGATACCAGTGATGATTTGATCAGCACGACCATCGAGGATGGCAAGTTTGATTCCGTTTGCCCAGGTTCCAGGATCTCTAGCAGCAACAACTACATTAGAGATTGTGTTTTCGGCATATCCTTTGTTGACATAATCGTCAACACTCTTAATAGTAACGCTGCTTGCGCTACCAACAAAAGCATTTCTAAGACCAGAATCGTTAGATCTGACAACACGGAGAACACCACCGTATGACAGATAGGATGAAGCGGTCAACCAATACTCGTAGTGGTTGTTATCTTTGTATGGTGCGCCGAAGGTCTCAAGGAGATCCGCTTCGGTTTCGATAAGTGTGGGTTTCTCTACTGGACCTCTAGCAAAGGGAGCAACCAGACCACCAGCCTTGGTAGAAGTAGGATCTACTCTACCTTGCGTAAGGTCAACTTCCTTGACTACAATTCCAGGAGATGCTAAGTTGAGCGGCATCTTTAACTCCCAATAGAATCCAAAATTGTCTACTAATATTTAGAGTTTAGACCTTTTTGAGCGGGGAAACAATGCATGAACAATTCACCAATCTGGATATTCCCACTTATCTAACACCTTATTTGTCATCCTACTTATAGTTACTCTTTTCTTAGTACACTCCTTACACTCATACGAATATGATGATGGTCCGTCTCCTTTTCTAGTCTTATAGAAGTCTGAGGTGAGTTCTTTTGTCTTGCGACAAACTCTACACATCCTCTCTGTGAAGACAAAATGCTCTAGATCAAACTCATCACCCAAGTCCATCAATAGTACTCCCACATATATGACATATCTCCATAAGTTGCAGTTGCTTCTTTATCGACAGTCCACTTTGCACCCTCACTGTCTACGAAACCTTCGTCATCTAAACCATCAGAGATAAATCCAAATGGTGCCATGTCTTGTTCAATCTGTTCTTTCTGATCCTCGTAGATTCTTTTACGAACATCATTGTCCGTCATCTCTCGGAAATAATCTTGTGCAACTAACCAGGCAAAGATAACGAGACACATAGCAAGGTCATCGTGGCATCCATCTTCTGCTTCCCACGATTGTTTCTTTTGAACAAATGTCGTCAGTTCTGCAATGATATCATAATCACTAGTGACTAGTTTATCTTCCTCTACAAGTGCCTTAAGGTTAGAGCATCCTGTCTTCTTGACAGCAGCAGTCATCCTCACACCCATCTGAGTTTTCTTACCACTAAATCCCGTACCAACTTGTTGACCTGCTCTGCCTCGCATAGCACACATCAACATATTTTCGTATTCTAGATCGTATTGTAAAATTGTCGCAACCTGTTCGCCAATATCGTTGACCTCAACTAATACATAAGCTTGGTTATATGCATTTGCCATTTCCAAAATGATATTTGGGAATAGCATTGGTTTAATTTCATTATTCTTATATCTTGCTACCGTCTTGTACGGGAACTCTGAAATATCAAAAATAACAAAGGCAGAGTAATCATGGTCTATGCCACGCGCCGTGTCAACAGTTATAATATAGTCACGATCCTTCTTTGGTTCTTCATATACCACGAGACCCTTTCCATTGTTTTGTATTGGATCATCAAAAACAAGATTGCGTAGTTTAGCAACACTAATAAGAGTATCGACAGATCCAAGGAATTCGCACTCGAACTCAACCTTGAACTGCTGCTCAGATGTGTTGGCAATAGTCTGTGCTTTCCATTCCGCATCCCTACCAGGGACCTCAGACCAGTGAACTTCTGTGGCAGTATATTCGTTCTTTCCTCTTTGTGCGTCGTGCCAATATCTATAGAAATGGTTCATGCCGTGAGGCGTTGAAACCATAATTACCTTTGTCGATTTACCTGAAGTAATAGTAGGATAAACAGAGCTAAAGAATGCTTCCGCGATGTGATTAGGGACAAAGGCGAACTCGTCGAGGAAGATGATATTAAACGACATGCCTCGGACAGCAGATGCAGATGTAGAAGCTGCCAGTATCTTACTGCCATTCTCTAGCTCCATAGAACCTTTATTCCATGACAGTATACCCTGCTGCATCCATTTGGGCAAGTTCTCATATGCTGTTTGTAAGCGTCCCAACAATTCTCTAGCAGTCGCTGCTTTGTTTGCTAGGATGCCAATATTAACGCTATCATTAAAAACTGCATAATGTAAAAGGAATGCCACACATGTAGTAGACTTACCAGTCTGTCGTGGCATCTTACAGATATTAAATCGTTGCTCGTGGAAGTTCCGAATCAACTTCTCTTGGAAGTCGTACATATTGAACGGAACAAGACCTTCATCCAGAGAGACGATCTTTACATAGTTTTTTGCGAAATATACTGGATCATTCTTACATCTCAAATACTCCTTAACATTTTCTTTGGAAAATTCTACAGGAGTATTTGCTTTTTTAAGATTAGGATTACCTAGATAAATCTCATTCTGGGACATTACACATAGACTCGTAAATTTCCTTATTCATGAATTCAATAGAATTCATTTCACGATCAATACCTTTTAACTTAAGATCAAAAGCAATGCTTAATCGTAATGCCTGCTCCTCAAACTTAGTAGCGCCATGACTAACATAAGTTGGAAAAATAGTTAAGCATCCTTTTTTATTTAGAAACGGGTACTTAATATTATCATCGAATGGTGAGACATAGTAAGTGCATGTTGAATAATTATCTAGATGCATATTGCCACTCAAATACACATCATGCCCTGCACCGTGATTATGTTCTTTAATTTCTTCGCCACACCTTAGCAAATTAAACCAACAAACAATATCTAAATCTCTACAAAAACTTTGCTCTTCTTGTATAAAATTTATATAACTCCACCTAAAAAAGTTGAGAAGATCTTCTAATTCAGGAAGATTATCTCTATAATCAAATAAGTTATATTGACCAAATCTACTAGTAACGCTATCTTCACCTAACCCAGTTGCTGCATCATGCCTGGCAGGTAAATCTAAAAATGTTTTTTCATTTTGTATTAACCATTTTTTAATTTTACCAACCTTCTCATCATTCCAAGTGGAATGATAGATTGGAATATCCCAAGATGGTCCAAATTCAGTCTCTGGGTGGAGACTTTTCAATCTTGTCACTGTCATTTTCTAATTCATCAAATGCCATTATCATAATTGTATATATGTAATACCCCACACCTGCTAGTAATATCAGTAAACTGATGACTATACTCCAGGTAACATCATTGACATCATTTAGTGGTCGGAGGAGGAGGTTCATTCCAAGAATTTTTCATGCCTTTATATCTAGGGTTGGTTGTTGCTTCTAGATGTATCATCTCTCCTAATTCATCACAG